GCTACGGCGCTGGGGGCGACGGCGCTGGACGGCGGGCTGACGATGGATACGAATAAGTTCGTCGTGGCGAACACGTCGGGCAATACGGATATCGCCGGGACGCTGACGGTGACCGGGACGACGGACTTTAACGGCGCGATGAACGTTGACGCGAACGGCGATTTTGATAGCCTGAGTACGTTGGTGGTAGACAGTGATTCGTACTGGGACAGTACCGGCGACATGCAGGTGAACGACAATCTTAATATCACTGGAACGCTCACGGTGGCCGGCACGTCGGATCTCCAGGGCGCCGTCTCAGACAGCGGTGGATCGTTCACGATTGCCGATGATGCTGTCGTGACCGGGACGCTGACGCTTGAGAGTGTGGCGTTTTCCGGGCCAATTACGTTTGGCAGTGCCAGCGCGGTTGTGACTGGAACGGAGATAGCTCACGGCCTGGGCGTTACGCCAACATCGGTGGTCCTGACCCCTATGTACAATGGCGTGTTTACGAATACCGTGTACGTTGTTGGAACGAACGTAACTAGTATCACGGTCGGCCTGGGTTACGCTGAGGGCGTCACTACGGTGACGAAGGTGTACTGGATGGCGGGCAAGTAGGCTAATAGGGTGGGGCGGGGAGACCCGCCCCTACCTATGTAGGAGGGGTATGAAGGTCAAATGTGTTCGCGGGCCGGTGTTCGTGGATGGGGGCATGATGTTTTCAGGTGATGTGCGGGGAGTTCGCCATCCGAGTGTTGCGGAGCGGTTGGTGAAGGAGCACCCGGATCAGTTGGCGTTTGTCAAGGTCCAGGCGGCGCCCGAGGTCAAGGCGCTGGCGGATGTTGAGGAGGAGGTCGGCCTGGCCGGAGTCCATCAGGAGCAGGTGGTGAAGGAAGCGGTGGAGGCGGAGGTCCAGGTGACGATCGAGGTGGCGGCCCTTCGACAAGTTCAGGGTACGGGGAAGCGCGGCAGGAGGGCATAATGTCGGTTGCGTTGACGACGTTGACGGGGTTGCTGACGGCGGCGGTGACGGCCAGGGGCGGGGTCCCCAGCACGGCTCAGTACGAGCAGGCGGTGAAGGACGCGGTGGCGGATTATAGCCGGCGCCGGCCACTGCAGCAGGTGGCGACGCTTACGATTGTGAGCGGGACGGCGGCGTATTCGTTGCCCAGCGATTTTTTGAGTGTGATCGTTTTGGAGAGCCCGTCAACGGCGGATGGGGTGCTGATCAGCGACGTGGGGATTGTGCCGGTGGGGTCGGCCTGGCGGGAGTTGTATACGATTGCCGGGCTGACGATTTCGTTTTATCCGACGCCGACCTACGGGATGGATCGGGATCTGTGGTACGCGGCGGCGCACGTGCTGAGCGATGGGGCGTATGCGTCTATGACGGACGCGGACGCGGCGATCATTATGCTGAAGGCGCGGGCGCTGGCACTGGGACTGCAGGCGGGGTCTATGGCTGGGGATATTCTGAGTTATCAGATTGGCGACGAGCGGGTGGAGAAGGGGAAGACGGTGGATGCGCTGCGGGGGACGGCGGCTGGGCTGGAGGCTGATTATCTGGCGGCGATCGCGACGGGGATCGGGCCGGTGGGCCGGCGCGGGGGGACGACGCCCCCGTTTGAGTCGGTGTGGTGAGGAGACCCCCTCTAGCTCCCCCCCAAGGGGGGGAGTAGGGATGGCATTATGAGCATTATGGATTGGGCGCAGGCGGCGGCAGATCTGGCGCTGGTGCGAGCGGATAATCAGATCAGTATTGCGATTCGGCGCGGGGCGGCAACGCTGGCGGCTCAGTCGGTGCGGATCGCGCGGACGGGGGCAGGAGGCCGGCAGGAGACGAATCAGACGGAGGAGGCGCGCGGACGGGTGGTGGTGCTGTTCGGGACGAGCGGGGATGTGGCGCCGGAGGACAGGTTCAACGACGGCGCCGGGGTGCTGTATCGGGTGGTGATTGTGCGCCCGAATAGGCGGGCGGGGGTGATCGCAGAGGCGGAGGTGGTGGAGTGATTCGACGAACGACCAACGACCAACGACCAATGGGGATTTGGAATGACGTTGAGTTTTAGGTGGGTGCGGCCGCCAAGTGGGCTGGCGCGGGCGCTGGGGGACTATGAGCGGAAGGCGCTGGTGGCTATCCGGGCGGTGGCGGGGTACGTCGGGCAGACGATGCAGGACGAGGCCCGGGGCGGGGCGCCTTGGGAGGATCGGACAGGGAACGCTCGATCCGGGCTATTTTACGCGGTGGATGGGTTGGGTCTTGGGACGATTCAGGGGTCAGTGAAGGCGGCGGCCTCGGCGCAACGAGGGGATGTGACGGTGGAGGCGGGGAATGGGAATATGCTGGTGGTGACGCTGGGGCATACGGTTTTTTACGGGCAGTTTTTGGAGCTTTCGCACGGCGGCCGGTATGCGATTGTGATGAGTACGATCGAGGAGAATCTGCCAGTGCTCGAGAGAATGTTGCGAGGGGTGCTGCGCGGGTAGTGGCTACCGCGTATGCTTATTATCGGAAGATGACGAAGGACGAACGACGAAGGACGAACGGGGTTTCGTGCGCAGGAAATGGGCGGGCCGATTTTGTGCGCAGGATTGGGATTGTGAGGGCAGCCCCTCACCCCAGCCCTCTCCCCGAAGGGGCGAGGGAGCGATGAGGCAATTATTATGAGTTTGATCAGTAGGATTCAAGCGCTGTTGGGACGAGGGCAGGCCCGGCCGGCCAGGACGACGGCCGATGAGATGCCGAAGCCAGCTCAGCCGGTTGGGGAATTGGCCGGGCGGTTTACGGCTGAGCGCGATCGGCGGGCGACTGTGACGACGTGTCGGAAGATGGCAGCTACTGACCCGAGGGCGAAGGGAGTGATCAAGACGCTGGGGCGGGATATGACGGCGGGAACGCCAATGGTGACGGTGACTGTGGGTGATCAGGGTGAGGCTGCCGCGGCGCGGGCGGAGGAGATTGCAAACGCTTTGATTAAGCGGCTGGGGCTGGAGAGCCGGCTGGACGATTGGGTGAGGTTGACGCTGAGAGACGGGGATTCGTTCCTCGAGGTCTCGGTTGATGGCCAGTTGCAGATTGCGGGGGTGACACGGAAGCCGACGTTGGAGATGCACCGGAATAGTAATGATTATGATTTGTTCGACGATCCGACGCGGGCGTTTTGGTGGTCGCGGGAATGGTGGTACGGTCCGGACGCGCCGATGGACGCGGTGTGGTTTGCGGAGTGGCAGATGGTGCACGCGCGGTGGGATCGGGACGAGGGGACGCGGTACGGTCAGCCGCTGTTTGGGAGCGCGACGTCGGCGTGGAAGCGGGTCGTAGAGGGAGAAACGGATATCGCGGTGAGACGGAAGACGCGAGCGGGGATGCGGTATATACATAAATTTCCAATCGGCACAGATTCTACTGCGGTGGAGGCATACAAAACCCTGAATCAGGATTCGCTGAATAATCCGACGGCGGCGATTGCGGATTTCTTTGGGACGGTGGATATAAGCGCGGTGCAGGGGGACGCGAGGCTGGCGGACATTGAAGATGTTATGCAACATATCCGGACATTTTGGTTAGCAAGCCCGGTGCCGATGTCGCTATTGGGATATGGGCAGGATTTGAACCGGGATGTGTTGCAGGAGCAAAAGTCGCAGTACGACGAAAGTCTCAAGTCATTGCGCAAGTGGGTTGAGGATGAGCTGATCCGCCCGCTGGTTGAGTTGCAGTGGCTGCTGATGGGGATTTGGCCAGATGGGTTGGAGTGGGAGTTGGGATGGAAGGTGAAGGGGGAGTTGAAGGTTCAGGCGGTGAAGGACGCGGCGGACGCTGGGGTGAAGCTGCGGGCGCTTGGGCTGAGTGATGAGGTGTTGTGGGGGATCTTGGAGAAGTTTTTGCCGGGGGTTGATCTGGCGGCGGCGCAGGAGGCGGCAGCCCTTCGACAGGCTCAGGGCGCGGGTCAGGATGCGGCCTCGGCGGGGCGGATCGCGGGGACGGCGGATGCGCTCGGTGGGAAGGTGGATAAGGGGGGTGAATGATGGGCGATAAGGTGATTGATGTTTTTGGGGTTGTGTTTTTGTTGATTGTGGTGGCAGTGGTAATTGGGGCGACGACTATCGCTGGGATAAGGTCGTTGGGAAACGAAGGTGGGTTGCCGGCAGGGGTGACACGTTTCGTGGATGAGGAGGCTGGGGTGGCTTGCTGGGTGTACGCGGACAAGATGAGTTGTTTGCCGGTCAGTGAGACCAGGTTGGATAAATAAGGTGGCAAAGACAAAGACGTTGGCGGATGTTCCGTGGGATTTGGCGTTTGAGGCGCAGCAAGCAGCCTTGATGAGATTGCAGCTCTATATGATTGGGAGGACGCACGAGCTGCTTGGGGCGCTGGCGGACCGGGCGCGCGATGCGCTTGTGAAGGCGGCGGGAGAGGATGGGAAGCTGGATTCGGTCGGTTTTTATCTTGTGCAAACGGAAATCGAAAAGGCATGGGCGGAGATGTTCGGGGAGTGGAAGCGGGTGTTTTCTGGGTTGAGGTGGGAGGCGGGGAGTTTGCCGTTCGGGACGCTGGCGGTGTTGTTCGAGAGGTTTATAGGGGTGACGAAGGAAGAGCAACGAAG